CTAAATCATCTACTATATCTCTATTAGGTATAAAGTAAGTTCCATGTGTTTGAACATTAAAATGTTGTCCTCTTCCATTTCCTGTTGATGAAGATGGAATTAAATCCCATGAGGGTGTTATATATCCCACACCATTTGATTGTGTTGGATAATTAGCAGATGATGTCATTGTTTGATCATATAAAAGATCAGATCCACCTATATCTGTATTAAGTACTGTAACTCCTGATCCTGATATGTAAGTTTGAGTCCATGTATCTATTTCAGGTTGGGAAAATTTTAACAAATATCTACTAACTTGGGGTTTTGTATCTTGAATGTATGTAGATGCTTCTATAATTTCATCCAAGCCTGTGTTCATACTCTTAGATATAGTATACAATGATGTATCTTTTGTAGGAAAAATTTTATATATTGCCATAATTTATTTTTATAATGGTACTACTCTACCTTGAATATCTTGTGTTGGATTTTTAACTTCAAAAACCATTGGATCAATAGATGGATATACAACCCCATCTAAAGTAGATCCTACTACATCATATGCATATTTACTATACCCTAAACTTTCACCTGCTAAATTATTTATTGTTACATTTTTTACAGTTTGTACACCCTCTACTTTATCTAATAAAATAGATATATCTTTTAATAAAATAGGTTCATTAATTTGCCATTTATCTATATGGAAAAATTCAGTTATTGAATCTATACATCTTGTTAATGTTTCAGAATTATTAAAATTAGGTAATACTATTATATCAAAATTAATTCCAATATTAATTATATAAGCATCCTTAATTTTTATTGAATCATTTATCATTCTATATTCTGAAAGATAAGTTTGGAGATTTCTTTTTAAAATTGGGGATGCATTTCTTAATTTTTTATTTATGTCATAAGTTAAAACATATAAATCTAATACTGAAGGTAATGTACCTGCTTCATATTCTCCTACTTTATTAGGTTGAACATGAGCTTTTGCTATTACCCCTAAATTAGAAGGCATAGATAAAGTTCTTATTAAATAATCTTGTGATGTAACTGTTCTTAATTGATTTTGAAAATTACCCAATGAATTTAATCTAATTTCTTCTGTAGTATCTCCATCCATTCCACCATCTGCAGCTAAAGTATTATTAGATGCTACTGAATCAAATATGGTGTTTGCTAAAGCAGTATTTGATAAATTAGGATTAATAAATGTAATTTTAGTATCATCTACAGCTGTTAAAACCCCAGCTTCTACATTAGACCCTGCACCACCTCCTGTTAAATATCTTACAGTTAAAGTAGTATTATAGGGAGCTATACCATAGGTATTTGTATAAACAAAATTTAATGGAGAAAAAGCTGTTGTTAATTTATCTTTTTGAAATGGTAAGCCTAGTCCTACATTATCAGGATTTGGAATTATTTCTTCTGTTGTAGATCTAGTACTACCGGCACCAAATTGAAGTTGTAATGAATTAGAATTTAAAAAACGTGAAGCAAATCTTCTTTCTACAGTTTTTAATTCTAATAAATATGGAACTTCAGTATCTATTGAGTAATTAGGGTCGTTTACATTTGTGTTTCTAATCGAATTAAATACGTTTTCTTGCGCTAAATTAGGTACTTCATACCAAATATTACCATCACTATCTATTACGTCTAATACGCCTATAATATTAGGGGCATTAATAGTTCTAGTATCAAATTTTATAGAATTTGTAAATGTAAATTGTTGAGATGTAATAGTAGCAGATATTGCTTTTCTTTTTTTCTTTAATAGATAATAAGTTGGATTAACACCTGATATTTGATATACTGATACTTCTGTTGGGTCTAATGAACTTGATGATTGAAAATCAACAGCGTCCTCAATTAAAAACCTCATAGATGAATCAATATTTGATGTTACTTGAGTATTTTCAGGTATTACAACAGCATAATCATAATCAGGTACAGTAACACTACCACTTACTTTTGCTGGTAATTGTTGAAAAAAATCTAACTCAACTGATGCTACAGTAGTTACTTTAGGGACATATCCCATAGAATAAGCTAATGCAAATAAATTTACCTCTTGTCTAGCTTTTTGTATAAATGTTTCTTGTATTTGATTATCTAAATAAAAAGATAAAACATCCCCAACATAAGCTGCCATTTCCATAAATAACATACCTGTTGAAGTTTCAGTAAAATCATTATAGGTATTAGGAAAATACGTTCTTGTGTATTGAATTAGATTTTCCCTAAGGGTATTAAAATCTCTATCAATATATCTTATGTCTCTTTGTAATTTGCTCATTAGTTTAATAATATATTTATACTATCATCTACCCCAAAATTCATTATTTGATATACTAGGGTAAAATTTACTGTGTTTGTGTCTGGGACATTGTTAAATTGTATTTCTTTTATTTCTACACTTGGAAAATGTTTTGTTATTTCAGATTGGATATTATTTTTTAATTCTTCAGTTGTAATATCTAATATATTATCAAATAGTAAAGCTCTTAAATCTGCTCCAAAATTAGGTTTAAATACTCTTTCTCCTTTATTAGTTAATAAAAAATTAACCATATTTGCTTTAATTTGGTCCCTAGTTAAATATGTAGGTACAAAGACAGCATCCCCATTTAGGGGAAAACCAAAACCAATTGCTCTACTTTTTTGTAGATCTATAGGCCATTTACTTTGTATTATTCTTGCCATATTATTTACTCATTAAACCCATTATTTGACTCATATCAACTTCTCCAGCTGGTAAAGTACCATTAGCTACATCCATTCCTGCTTGTGGTTGAAATGCTTGTACATTACTACTATTTAAAGCAGCTCCTGTATCTCCTAAAATATTTCTATATGCTGTTCTTTTATCTTCAGCTGACATTACCTGAGGAGGTGGGATTTGAGACTGTACTATATTTTCTGTTACTGGAGTTGGTTGGTTAGTTATAACTTTTGGGGTTTTAACAGCCTCCAATAAAATATCTTTCAATTCTTCTTGAATTGCTTCTCTTACTGATTCCTTAATTAAGGTTTTTAACGCTGATGTCTTCATTTTATTTATAAATATTAAATTATTATATTTTTTACATTAATTCTATGGCAAAATTTGATTGATTTTGAACATTACCATAATTTCCTACTATTTTCATTGTATAATTCCAAATTCCTACTTCTGTTAATTGAATTGGTAGTGATATATCTGTACCAAATCCAATTACATATTGTTCTATTGCAGATGCTGCATTTGCTGGTTTGTTTCCTTTTTGAAATTGAAGTATAGTATTAGTATATGTTGAATTCCCATAACCCCCATTAGTTGTCATAGTTACTTTAACAGGTACGTTTACTACTAAAGTTCCTGATACTTCATTTCCACTATTTATACCTAAAGGTTGGACAATATTAGGACCATTTAAAGTGTAAGGTCCACTAACTGCATTTGAACCTGAACTAGCTATTATATAACTCGCATCACCATCGCCTCCTGTTGTACCTGTTGTGAAAGCAACTTCTCTAACTGCTTCATCAAGTTGTACTGAAACTCTTAGATCTCTAATGTAATTATCTATTTTAAATTTCATTTCTTCATATAATACTTCAGCTGTTGCACTATAAGAATATCTTGCTTGAGCTCCTGGGTCGTTATATATTTGAACTACTGCTAAAGTATTAAACTTATCATATCTTGTTTTATAGGTTGTATTACCTTCATTTGAAAAATCTCGAGTTGCTTGAATTCTTCTAGAAGGAAATGAAAACTCATTAAAAACTTCTTTAGGTTCAGCAAGTATTTCACCATTTTCATCTACATATATAGTTTCAAAAAAACCATTATTTGGGTTATTTTGTAATATTAATCTAAACCCTTGATATATAACCCCAGGATTTGCATTTGGACTTAAAGCTGAAGTTAGTTGTTGTTCTGTTGCGGCATTAGTATCTAAATCTGATGAATTTCCGGATGTTGCAATTGATACCGCAATATCAGCTGTTATAGCATCCTTAACTACATTAATTTCACTTTGAGTTAAATTAGGACAATTACCCCCTACTTCTGCTATAGTTTTAGTAAATGTAAGTGTTGTTATTACTGGAGTAAGAACTCTGTCTAAACCATCTAATTTGTTAATAGTAACTGAAATCATTTTTATAACTTCCTTAGTTAAAGGAGGTACTAACTTTGTTATTCCTTTACCCATAGTTAATAATTTATCTAATTGATCTAAAGAATCAGATAATATAGTTAAAATATTTATAGGTAAACCAATACCACCTGTTGGGGGGATAATTGCTGTTGGAATTGGTATTGCTTTAATTACTTTTACTGCAGACTTTACAGTTGTTATTATACCATTTAAAGTTGAAGCAGTTGTATCTAGTGCAATTAAGGGAGTTTTAATTACTTGTAAAGCCGAAGAGATTTTATTTTTATTATTTATTATAGTATTTATAGATCTTAAAGTACTAGTAACATTGTTTAATGCTTTTTGTTTTTGAGCTTCTGACAATGGGGGTAAATCACATATAATTTGTGGAGTTAAAAATTGAGATGGGTTTTCGATTTTACCATCTACTAAAGCAACAGGATCAAATGGTAAAACTGAAGGGTTTAATCCAGTTGAGTTTAATACTTTTAAACCTTCTGCTTTTAATTTTATTTCCATATTAGATATAGAATTTTCAAGCTTACCAGTATCTTTGGCTACTTTAACTACCTGTCTAATTATGACTTTTTCTAACCCCATTATTTACTTTTACTTACTTTTGATTTATACTGCTCAGTTTTATTAAGTAAATTTTGTGCAATTTGTTGAACTTGAACTGCTGGAACAGGTATTGATGGGTTTATAATAAAAGGTATTCCTGTTCCTATAGGTGTTTGTAATGCCCCGGATAGTGAAATTAATTTAGTCATTAATTCCGAAAAATCTTTTAAAAATAAATCACCTAATATTATAGGTTCAGATGCATATTTATCTCCTAATAGTATTTTAGAGGATTTAATTATAGTATCTGGTGAATCTATGTTTATACTTGTTTTTGAATTTAAATTTATAGTATTTGAAGAACTTAATAATATAGAATCATTTTTTGAATTAAATAATAATCTTCCTGATGATAATATTATTTGTTCTCCTGTAAATTTATCAGTAGATATTGGTTTTGTAAAATAAGAATCATAATTTTTACTAGCTACATCAATTGGGATAGCTTGAGTTGATGTTAAATAAATGCTTGATTTATCTGTATTAATATCTTCTACTTGAGGTACCCAAGGATCTGTTCCTTCTTCATGTTGACCATTTTTTAAAATAATAATTGGATCACCATCTTCACCACTACGAGACCAAGGATTAGATATTTTTGGTTCTTTAACAGTAGAACCCATTCTTAAAGTATTACCCCACCTTCCCTGTATTAAATTGTCACCTTCATAAGGTAATAAATTTCTTATACTTAATTTTTCTTGAAATGTATCACCTAATTCAATTTCAGTACCCCCATCTGTTACTCTCCTAACAGCACCTCCTTCAGTTTGTTCATAATCTTGTTGTTGAGATTCTGGTAATGACTCCCCATTTATTGGGTCAGGGATAGCATTATGATGTACACTATTCCATATATTAATGGGTTGGAAGTAATAATAAGCTAATTCATTTACATTTGATTGTACATCACTGTTAGGTAATGCTATTAAATATACTATTTCATTTTCTAATGGAACAATTGATTGATTAGGAAATAAAGGTCTTGCAAAATTATCTGTTGTAAATTGGGGGTTAGGGTTAGGTTGATTTAATTTATCAAAAAATATACAACCAATAGAACTCCATTCTCCGAACTGTTTAAAAGCGTCAGATTCAGTTTGATCATCGAGCATGGCATACATAACTCTTCCCGAAAACACATTTGATAATCCTGATTTTGGAGATGCTTGGGTTTGTAGTGATCCTAATCCTGTAGTTGGCTTTATTGGCATCTTTTAACTTTATTTTTTTGCTTGGAGTTTGTCCATTTCTGCAAGTAACGCTTCTTTTTCTTCATCTGTAATACCTAACCCACCATCTTCTGATACAGTATTAACTGCTCTTTGAATAATAGTAGCCATTTTAATTAAGGCATCATCATTTTTAACACCAATTTCCATATATTCTTTAATTAAAGGTACTATAAGAGTAGCATCTCCTATTTCTTGAACTAAAGGTTTTAATTCAGAAATTAAAGCTGTAACTTGTTCTGATTTTTTTCTTTGGTTAGTATATATTTCTTCTAAAATGTCGGAAAATTTCTTATCCCCAAATATGATTGAATCTAATTGGCTCATAATTTTTGGTTATAAATATAAGAAAATTAGGTTTTTGAGGGAGGATAATATCCATGCTCTAAATATACCATGTATTTTTCTCTAAATATTTTATATAAAACATTAGCTATTTTAGTAATTTTAGGAGTCTTTACATCAACCATTTCCCTTATATAAATGTATAATGCTTTTTTATTAAATACATCTATATTATCTCTTTTTCTAAATAATTCTAAAATTGCATCTGCTATTTGAGCATCATTTCCTTTTGGAAAAATTTTATATATTCTTTCAGTACAATCTTTTACAAATTGATCAATAAATATAGAAAGTTTATCTTCATATTTATAACCTTGTAACGCTAAATCATCCCCTTCAAATTCTTTTTCAGTTAAAATACTCATCCCTTCTTCCATCTTTTGGGATGTAATAAATCCTGGGGATAATTGATCTAAATTAGAGTAATTATTAATATCATTAATTTGTATATTTTGAATTTTTTTACCATAATTTTTAGTATTATATACTATTAACCAACGTTTAACTATAGTTCCAAAATATGAATAAGCTTTTGCTCCATTTTCTGGGTTAAATAGATGGATTTTACTTAAAAGAAAAACCATAAGCTCATGTTGTAAATCCTCTAAATTTTCAACTTCAGTATAGTAAAATTTAAAAGTATGGATTATATTTTGAGTTAATTTATAAAAAGGCCAATGAATGTGATCTTGATATAAAT